TCAAATGAAAATTCATCTTCCATAAGAAATTGTATTTCATCATAACTTAAATGAGGTTTTGTTTGCTTATAATATTCTGTTAACAATGTGTTATCATCAACATTTGAATAGTCTGCGTTTAATCGAGTATAGTCCTCTAAACTACCGCCCGTTTCTTCCATAAACTTAATTAAGTCCTGGATATTTTCTGGTAGATTTAATTCTTCTTTAACTTCTTTTTCTTCAATTTGTTCAACCGGCTCTTCTTTTTGTTCTGCAACCACTGCAGCCTCGTCATTACTGGTTTCTTGCTCATCCGTTATTTCTTCTAATATCGGCGTTTCTTTATCCCGCACATTCTCATTGCTGATTTCTTCTCCGGTAGATTCTTCAGTTTTTTCTTCGACGTCTTGTTTTTGAACTTTTCCGCTAGTTTCGGATTCGTTGCGTACAAGAACCTCATCTGTGCTTTGCTCTGAAACGGCATCTTTTTCTTGTTTTTGTTCGTTAATTTTGTTTAAATCTAATTTGTACATTCCATCTTCTTTAGTGGATATACCGGCATTTTCTAATACCGTTTCTTCTTTTTCGGCCATAGACTTTGGTTGTTCGTCTACAGCTGAAACTTTAATGTCTTCTGCCATAATAAAATATTATATAATTGTTTAAAAATTTATCTTGGTTCAAATTGTTCTAAACCAAATCCACCTAATGTATCAAACCCTGCAGATTCAAAGTTTTTTGGTGGCTTGCCAGATTTTCTCTGGTCTATTAATTCACTTTGTTGTGAAGCTTGTATTTTTGTTCTTTCGTCTTTACGATCTTCTTTATACTTCTCTTTATTTTTAATTACATCTGCTTCAGCTGTTTTAAGTTGCATATTCAATTGAAACTCAAATTCCATTAATTCTTTTTTAATTGCTGCTTCTCTTTCTAATTTTGCAATATCAAATTGATTTTGCGCTTCAGCAATTTGTACTTTACTTTGAGCTATACCTTGCTGCTTTTGCATATCTGCCGCTGCTGCTGCTTGAGCCGCTTGTGCGTTTGATTGAGATTGAGCTTGTATATTTTCCATTTGTATTTGTCTATCTCTTTCAAACTTTTGTTTCCTTCTTAGTTTTAATAATTGATTAGCTAATTTGAGATTTTTAATTTCTCTTACATCAATCGCATCTTCTAACTCAATTTGTTTTTGGCTTATAGCCATTTGAATATTATTTTCTAACAATTGTTTTTCTTCTTCGTCTGGAGCTAATTCTAAAAATATACCAAAGTCATGTATATGAAGTTCTTTTATTTCATTCAGAGTACCTACATTAAATTTACCTAAAGTTTCCATTAATGAATTTGAAGTATTAGAAAATTCTAAAACATCAGATATTCTTAATGAAATTGCTTCCGCTGTTTTTAATGTTAAATACAAACTAGCCTGCAATATATGTCTTGTAGCTGTATTACTATTAGCCGCTGCTAATTTTTGCAAACCAACTAATGCATTTTTATCCGGTGTACTCCCATCTCTTGCTTCATTCAATCCTGTTACATCTCTCATCATTTGTAAATAATAATTGTAACTATTAATTAAACTTGCAATTTTCGCATTACCTCCACCTGCTCTTAATTCTTGAATAGGTACTCTTCCATTATTAAATTCACCGTCTTGTGTCATTGATCTACCAATAACAGAACCTGTTTGGAAATACATATTCAACGCTTCTTGTGGATTATAATTTGTTCCATTACCTAAATCCACTTCAGCAATACCATCCGCATCTAAGAATACTCCGTCGGGAACCATTCTTGAGAGTACTTGTTGTAATTTAAGATGCGTTATTTGAATCATGTCTGCGAACGACGTCATTCTTCCGACTAATGATTCAGGCTTACCTTTATATATTCTTGGTGCTACAATATTATAACTCATTGCAACTTTAGTTATATCAGATTTTGGACGTGTCATATTAATACATTTTTTCCATTCTAATATATTTTCATGTCCAATAATTTTAGCACCTTGATACAATACTTCAATTGATCTATTTACTTTTTCAAATCTTGATCTTGCGTCTTTTGGCGGGTTAAATTGATCTGTTTTTTCAATTGCTTTTTCCGCTCCTGATGCTGTTTGCTTTATTTTATAAACTTGATTTTCAAAAGTTTTATATTCAAAATATAATACATATACATAATTTTTATCTTCAGCGTCTGAAGTTGTATATGATTTATTATATAATTTTAAATTACCGCCTTTACCTTCTATTTCTTTTATATCTTCTTCTGTAAGTTCAGGATAACGTTTTTTAAGTTCAATTAAACTTACTCTTCTCACTTCACCTACATAATATATATCATCAAAATATGGTGATTCAGTATATGAATAAACTAAATCCGAAGGATCTACATATTCTAATTTAATACCTTCAGCAGTATTAAAACTATTTTTAATAGCTGCAATACCTAAAACAGTTATATCATAATCTAATCTTTTCTTTAATAAATGATATTTATTTAAATCAAATACGTTAGTTAAAGCTTGTTCTTGTGCAATTTCAGTTGATTGTTTGTAACTTAATTGCATGTGCAATGACAATTCTTGATCGTTTTCTGGTAAATTTTTAGGATCAGTTTTAAAAGTATTTACACCAACTGCTTGTTGTATTCTAGCTTTAAAATCTCTAGCATACATATCGCTCATCATATTTTCTACATATTTAGTTCTTTTTTGTGTAGAAATATCATCAACTGAATATGCTTTTATATCATATGTTCTTTCGCCAATACCATTCACAACTATATCTACAAACTTAGGTATAATGGGTACTGGCTTCCAATCTAAATTTAAATATGATAAATCACCATTAATAGACAACTCATCCTTATACTTTTGTATACTTTGTTCACCTCTTGCATATAGTCTTAATCTGTGAAAATTATCTCTATTTGCAAAGTAACGCGTACTTCCAGAGTCTTTCTTGAACCATTCAGATTCAATAGCTTTTGCAACCTGCATTCCATATTCGTAAGATGACTTCTCTACGTCTGGTACAGCTTGACTCGGAAAAATACCTTTTGTTATTACTTTCGCCATTTATTGTATTATTTTTGAAAAATTGCCTTTATTATTGTATTTAGCAAAACTAAAGTTTACTTTATTTTTTAATTGTATATTAGGTTTGGGTGTATATAAATTTTTATTACATGCCATAATAGCTAACCCAGAACTTATTGCCGCATCAAATTTTGTTCTTTTGTTTATATCAAACTTAGCCCAATCATTTAATGTTTCATTAAAATATAAATCACCGTGGTCGCCATCAGGTTTTATACCTACGTAAGAATTTATATAACTTTCAATTGCAGCCGCATGCGCTTGTCTTATATCTTCACTAGAGTTTGGTATACCACCTATTTCTTTTTCAGCAGCTGATAATTTATTCCAAACTTTATCAGGTCTATTCATTGAATAACCTCTATATCCTCTTCTTTTTAAATAGTATAATAATCTTGGTTTATTATTTTCTGCAAGTATTGGCATACCATAAAAATGTAATGCCATAAGTATATCCTCAAAAAACATTTCTGCTGTTTGCGGTCTAGCTATATACTCCAGAAAAAACCTATTTGCTGGCACCTCTTCCATACTGAACTTAGTAAGACCATGTAATGACCCTTTAGAACCTTTGCCATCTGTAGTTCCGGATATATCATAACTATCGCAACCAAATGCACCAATATGTTCGTTTCCTGGATACTTGCTACCATTTTTTATTATTACTCTATTTTGTAAATTTTTAGTTGGAACCCAGCTTATATTAAATCTACCATTTAAATTTGGTACAAATTCTACTTTTGAATCTTTGATCCCGTTTTCCCACTGAAAACTGCCACGAGTAACAAGAGCAGAGTATCTAGCTTCTTCATTAAAATCAATCTGTTCGTAAATCTTAGCAAGATTAAATATGCTATTTTTAGTTTCATCTCTGAAAGCATGTTCTTCAGTCCTTGGAAATTGTCTATAAAATTCATTTAAACCGTCTTGATCTCCTTTTAATCCTTCAACTTCATTTTCCCAGTGTTCAATAACCCCGATGTCAATGTATTGGCCATAGTTATCTTCGACTGGTTTTTCTGGCGTATTGAATACAGGTAGTCCAAAAGAATCAATGAATCCCTCGAAGTTCCATTCCATAGGTATGAACAAACTATATAATCCTGAGCGAGTCTGTCCATTGCGGTTTCTTTTTGTAACATCTGAATCATTATATAGTTTTTTAAAGTTTTCACCACCTTTGTCTAATG